TCCATATAATTTTCAGCTCCTCTTCCAGAAGATTCCATTATTTCCATAGCAGTTGTAAAATCTGCATTATTATTTTCTGCAATTTTAATAGCGTCTGCAAAGTATCCATCCAAGGCTGCCATTTTACCTTCAAAGGTTGCTTCTGTGTCACCTAGTTGTGGTATTAACTTTGTAATTCTTTTTGCTTCTTGCTCAGATACTGCAGCACCTGAAATAGCTTGTGTTATAAAAGAAGTTGCCTGTTGAATTTTTCCTTTCATAGATGCATAAGCTTTAGAATATTCTGAACCACCTGCTTTACCAAATGTAGCTCTTATTCTATTCAAATCTGCAAACCCTACTGGTTTACCTAAATCATAATAGTCTTGTTGAATTTTTGATAAAATACTTCTAACTCTTTTACCACCTTGAATTTGTTTTATTTGTTCCGCTGAGGGTTTTGATACAACAGTGATTTTACCTTTTCCATCTATTTGAGCTATTGTCCCTGAAGGTAAGTTGTATGCTTTTATTTCTTCAGTTGTTAAAGTCCTGTTCATATCAGAAGCAGTGCCTTTTGCTTTTTCAACTGCTAAAATTGTTTCTGGTAATTTTGATAAGCCTGTTCCTAAAGAGCTAAACACTGGTCCTAAGCCTGATCCTTTTGTTTGTAATAATGGAGCTGCAAGTGTTGCAGCATAGATAGCTTTTTCTTTTGGAGATAAAGCACTTATACCACCAGTTTGAAAATGCTTAATAGTTGGTTTTAAAGTTTTAAAATATCTATCTTTAAATAATTTTCTTGTTAATACTTTATCCATCATTACCTCGGTTGCATCAAGTTGTAAGCAGAGTATGCACCTAGTCCTGCACCTAATGCTTGTCCAACTGGGTTAGCACCGGGAGCCGTGGTTGCTGTAAGTGTACTCTGTGTTGTTGGTAAATTTGTCATAATACCTTTTAAGAATTCAATTCTTTGATAAGGTTCGTATGCTCTTTGTAATGAAGTTTGTCTTTGAGCTTCTAAAGCTGCTTGTCCTATTCCTCTTTGAACTCCACCCGCCTGTAATTGAGCTTGTATATCTGCAAGAGACATTGCTTGTTGTTGAGCACCTAGTTGACCTAATGATTGACCAGTAGCTAATTGTCTAGCTCTTTCTGTTTGTGCTGCACCTAATGCTGTTTGAAAACCTTGTGCTTGTGCTTGACCAATATTGGCTAATCTTGCTCTTTCTATTTCTGCTTCTGCAATACCTTGTCTTGCTCCACCAAACGCACCAGCACCTACAGCTTGTGCACCTAATCTATTTGTTGCCATTTGTGCTTGTCTAGTTATTTCATCTGTCACGTAAGATTGAAAAGGATTTAAAAATTGTGAAATATTTGGAGCAGCTTGTGCACCTTGTAATGCAGATATACCTTGACCTACTGTTCCTGCACCTACACCAGTTTGACCAGCTTGTGTAATCGCAGCTTGTTCTATACCAGAAATAGGAGCAACTTGTATTGCTGGTAAAGAAACTGGACTTGCAGCTAATTTAGCAGCTTGATCGTAAAGTGATAGTTTTCTAGCTTCAACTCCGGGAGCTTCTCTTTGTGTAACAACTGAAGAACCAGATTCAGGTGAACCTCCACCACCACCTCCAAATATAAAACTCATTATTTAATCTCCTTTGTATATAAATATCTTTTAACACTCCAACCTTTAGTTTTTAAAAAAGGTTGCCACCCTGGTCTTGCATGAACAGCAATTCTTTTACAAGAAGCTGTCTTAGCAAGTCTTTCTATTGTATTTGCAAGATCATCTTGCCATAATTCTCTTTTCTCTCCTTTTAATAAAATTACTTCACATTGATTAAAGTTAGGAAGAGCCGTGATTCGTGTGACACATACACCGAATACTTTGTATTGAATACCATCATCAGAACCAAACATAACAAATAATTGCATTTGGCTTTCTTTAATTAATTTTTTTAAATCACTTATATCCATAGGATTACCATCATATTTTAAACCTTCTCTCAACATAAAGTCTACCAAGTTCCAATACTCATCGAGTATTCTTGGAAAAATCTCAAGTACCTCTACTTGTTTTTTTATTTTAGTTTGGTTTACTTGCATTGACTATATCGTAAATTCTTTTAAATTTTTTTTGTTGATCGTAGAAAAAATCTGCACCAGCTTTTCTCATACTTTTAAAACTTTTAGGATCACCACCAGATAAAATACCTGCACCTAAAACTGCGTCTGCTCTTGATACAAATTCTCCATCAGCAAGTTGTGCTAACATTGTATCTTCATCCTTATTACCAGCACCTGCACCATCTTCAACATATCCTTCAGCTCTTACATAATTGTTAACATCATTTTCATTGTGATCTATTTTCGATGGTAAATAATTTATCCCACCTTCATTATACTTTGGTATCGCTGTTGCAAGACCACCTTCATTGGCATAAAACATATTCGATCCATAAGTTTCTGCTCTTGTTGGCATTGCGTTTGTTACTGGTTCAAAAGCACCTTCTAATTTTCCTGCTTGTTCTTTGTAAGCTTGTTTATAATCTTCTTCAGTAAAAGGTGGTTTAAATTCTTCATCTTCTCCTTCTAATAATGGAAGAACAGATGAAGTTATTAATGCAGTTTCTAATGGGTTCTTTTTTGCTTTTTCTAATAGTTTTGCAATACCAGTTTTAGTGGCACTTTCTCCTCCTACCACTGCTTCTGACAATGGTGATGATTCAGCTATTTGAGCAACCCTTTTAGGGTCCATAAATTGTTTTCCGTAAAGCTCAGATCGAGTAATACTTTTTAAACCCTCTGCCTCTCCATAAGTTTTTGGTCCTAATCCCAAACCTGAAAACATGGGTCCTTGTCCGAATGTACTTTGTGAACCTAATGCTCCAGATGCTCCAAGTGCATAAGAACCACCACCGATTAAAGCAGCATCTCTTAATGCTCTCTTTGTAGATTTACCTCTAAGTTTTTGTACACCAAATGTGGCTAATGCTAATGTAAATGGATCCATATAGTAATTTCCTAATTATAGCATACATTATACCTTTTTAAGACTTACTGATCAACTCATCTGCAAAACGTCCCTCGTAACAATGTTCTCCAACATGGACTATACTAGCGTCTACATAAGCATAACATTTACCACCAATATCTTTCCAAAGTTTACAAAAACTGAAGTCTTCTCCAAGATATGATTTTGTTTCTGGATCATGTAAAGCGTCAAAAAAATTCCATAAGTGAGGACGATCTACATACTCTCCATTTATTACTGTTTTTTGAACTATACCTTTGTCAGGATATGCTTTTATCATTTTTTCAAAAACCGATCTTTTTATTAGCATACATCCAGTAGGACTATGAGTTACTTCCATTACTCCATTATCTAAGATTATACTATTTGGGTTTTCAACTCTCATGGGGTATGTATTTAAATATTTTTTTAGATCACTTGGTTTTTTTACTTTACCTTGTTCGATTTTTGCAAATAATTTATCCCACATCATAGTTTTTAAAGGATATGGTATTGATATTAATTCTTTGTCTTTTTCTATCATTTTAAAAATAGAAGGGGTATGAAAATAAATATCTGAATCTACAAACAACATATGTGTGTGTTTACTTTCTAAAAAACTCGAAACACATAAGTTTCTCCCTTGTGTAACTAGAGAAGATTTAAGTAAACAAAATTGAGTTTCAACACCTTTATCTAAAGCATGTTTTTGTAATTCCAATAGTGCTTGAGCATAATGAATTGAACAATCACTATGCACTGGTGTGGCTATAAATATTGAATAATCTGCTTTTGGTTTTACTTGTTTTGATTTATCTTTCCACAATGGCGTAATTTGTTTTTGATGTGGTTGTGGATCAGTTTTTAATTCAGTTAAAGTTTGATATGTATCCTCATTTACAAATTTATCATTTTCTTTCATTTAAAGCACCTTTCAAAAATTGTGTCCATTCTTGTCCTTTTTTCTGCCAATTATAAAATTTTTTATAATATTTTTGTTGTTCTTCTAAATGGTTTTGTATGAAGTCTTCATGTAAATAAGATGCTGCAGTTTTTATAGCAGCTGCAGTATCAATAGCCATTTGTTCATAATTAGTAGAATAGTTTACATAGATTGGCCATTCAGCACAAGTTTCATATAATGCTCCAAAATTATTTGTAATAACGTGCACTCCAGAAGATAAAGCTTCTAGTGCTGACACACATGAAGTTTCTTCAAAAATACTAGGATATACAAACATATCATAGTTAGGCATCATCTCTTTAATATATTCATTAGGTTTATAACCAATGTAATTTACATTAGGTAATTTTTTAGCTTGTTCATAAAGAGGTTCAAACTCTTCATCATGTACTTTACTAAATTCAGATCCATAAACTTTTGAAGAAGAATATACATCTAATGTAATATTAGGATTTGTTATTTCTTGCATTGCTCTAAGTAAAACATTTAAACCTCTCCAAGGTGTACAATGGTGTACTAATTTTATTGGATCACCTTTTTTATAAATTTTTCTTATAGGAAATACATCCATACCATTTTTAATTACAACTGATTTGTGTGTGGGTATGTCAAAAAAATATCTAAATTTTTCATAATTCCAATGACTATTAAAAACATACCAATCATATTCATTATGCCTTTCTTTGTTTCTAAAAAATTCTTGTAGGTTTGGTTGATCCCAAGAATTTTTTTGCCATAAGATATTCATCTTATTTTGATCTAGAGGAACTTTACCGGGTATTGATGTACAAATTTGAACTTGGTCTAATAAATCTTTTGAAACATGCTTTTGCAACATTTCCATTTGTAATTCTGTAGCACCTCTTGGTTTCATAATCTATGTTTCAATATCAAAGTTTCCTGACATAGTCAAAGCATTTTCTGTAAGACAAACCATGTGATCAACATAACTTGGAAATACAACTAAATCGTTTTCTATAACATCTAATTGTTTTTGTGGTGGAAAAATATTTTCAGTTTTTGAAGCATAGATTAAGTCAGAAGATGGATGATAAAAAACTGTTTGTGGTTGATTTATTTTCTCATAAATTATAAATGAAAAATTACACCCAGCATGGTTATGTTTATCTTGAAAATTGTTTTCATAAATATTTCTCCATATACTAATTAAATTTATTTTTTTGACGTTTATTTCATTTAAAAGTTCTTGAAGACAATTTTTTAAATATTCTTCACCTTTTTCCGACATAGAGTTTTTTCCATTAAATGATGTTTTTAAACCAGAAATAAAAGATGGTTCAAAACCAGAACTAATCAATTCTATTTTTAATGGATCAATTTGTTTTTTCCATATTGGAACTTCAAACAAAATTTGTTTCATCAATTTTTTTTTGTAGCAGCTTCCATATCTACTCTAGTAACTGTAATCTCTAAATCTTGTCTGAAATCATCATTTGTAGTATCTGTATTTGGGTCTGCAACATCTGCATCAAATTCTTCTTTTGATGCATATATTTTTCCAGTTCTTTTATGTTTAATTATTTCTTTTGCTTTCGCTGGTATTTTTGGTAACTCACTCATAAATTCTTTTATATAACTTTTTAAAATAAATTCAATATCTATGTATCAAATGTAAATACACAAACAGCACGTAATTGATTATGTTTTTTTGGACTGTTACCTAAATGATAATGTTTATCAAACATAATTATACGTCCTTTTTTAGGTTCAACTGATTTAACTAAATTATTATCATAATATATATCAGTGTTTCCTGAAGAATCATTTAAGTACATTATTATTTGAAAATGATCTTCATCATGATCTATATGTAAAGATGCATCACCTTGAAATGGTAAAGTTAAATTTACACAAGACCTTAAAATATTTTTTGGTTTTAAATTAGTTGTTTTAATAAATCTTTCAAAAATTTTTAAAAAAAAATTTAAAAAATTTGAATTAACTTTTTGATCTCTACTAATTAAGGTATGTCTAAAAAAAGGTATGTTATCATTATCTATTTGATGTTGCTCATAATATAATGGAAAATGCAAGTTATCATCAAATAATATTTGATCTATATAATTAGATTCTTCGTCAGTAAAAAAATTATCTTGTTGATAAAAATAAATCACTTACCTCTACCTTGTCGGTGGTATTTTTTGTGTGTTCTTTTTTCATTTTTATTTAATCTTTTCTTATGTCTTCGAGGCCTCTTCCTAGGTTTTGGACGTGGTACAAATGTTTTAAAAGTTCGTTTAGCCATATTACCTATTTAAACTCAAACCATCCAGTTGCAATATATTTTTCATTTATTTTTGATATTTGTCCTTTGTGAGTATGTGTCCAACCAGCTGGCCATATAACAGTTAAACCTTTTACTGCTGGTACTTTTAAATTTTGATAAAAAAATTCTGTTCCACCATTTTTTACATCATTTAAAAATGTCATATAAACTAAGTGTCTTTTAATTGTAGATGAATTTCCATTTTCAAAATGCCATGCTTTAAAACCACCACCGGGTTTATAGTGTTGAATATTAAGTGTATCAATTATTCCAAAAGGTGAAACATGATTTGCAAATGGATACTTTTGACAATATCTTTCCAAACAATTTAGTAAAACTTCTGCATAATCATTTGTGCATTCATGTTTATGAAAATCTTTAGGCCAGATACCGATATCTGTTGAATCTTTGACAATAGGATTTACAACTAGTTCACCTTCTTCATCTTGTCTACCATCAACTTTATTAGGGGAGTTTTTGTGAAGTTCGATAAGTTGATCACACAATTTTTCATCAATAGTCCACCCACCTATTAAAGATTCATATGGTAGCATGAAGGCTTGAATAGTTTTTTGTAATTTTTTTCTATCCATTCTCCTGTGATCTATCTATCAAAGCATAACTTACAACGCCTGTAATTTCATTAGCTGTATCTGCTTGTATTTTTAAAACATCAGACGCTTCCATTGCTAAGGTTTGACTAACCATATTAGTAAAACTTTTATTAAGTTGTGCGTGACTTATTTCTACATTCGACCCACCTGATTTTTGTAGATATGCATCTACATCAACATTACTTGCAGATTGATGACTTGCTTGAAGAGACTTTATAAGTATTGTTGCATCTGCAGGACAAGTTAAAATAGTAGTGATATTTGTTGTCGTTAAATTATATGTATCGCTTTTGTATCTAATTGTCATGATATAAACCAACTAAATGTATCTTGTTCATTTTTTAATTCTTGTTGATAAGAAGTGTTTAACTTATCTTGCATCGTTCGTAAAGACTGAGTGACTTGTCTTTGATTTTCTTCAGTATAATCAGGCGTTGGTTCAGGAATTACAATATCTACTCTAGCCATTATCTCATTCCGTCAGGTTGAACATCTGCTCTAAAAGTACCATATCTCCAATTTTGATCGGTAGATGTATTGGCTACCTTAATACTAGCAAATCTTGATCTTGCTCTTGTGTCAACTTTTTCCGTTGAGCTTGTTATTGTAAAAGGTCCGAGAGGCGAGGATGTTGATGAGTCAGCAGGGAATCTTCTAAGATTTATAGTGATTTGAGCATCTCCAGTTAAAACTTTAAAATCAGGTATAAATCTTCTTACACTCATAAAAAATTGACCATCTCCACCTTGAGATAAATCAAAATCTCCTGATTGAATAAATGCAGGTATTGCCGTTTTGTTGCCTTGAGCATCAACTTGATTATTACCAACCTCATGTTCGTAAAATATTGTAGACCCATTTATATTAGTTACACCTTGTATAGTAGGAAATGTTGGTACCCCTGTAGAATTAAATTCTGTTGCATAAGGATTGTCGTATAAGTTTGCATCTTGATATGTAGTTCTAGCTAAAGATCCTGTAGTCCATACACCTGACGCATAATTATATGTCACACATCTATCAACAAAATCACTGCCAGATTTTGGATAAAACCAAACAATCTCTTCGTATAAAGTATAAAGACCCGCATAAACAGATTCACCATTTTGATAATTAATTCCAAGATTATTACCTTTGGTCGTAAAAACAAAATCTTCAACTAAGCATGGTAAAGCTTTTACTGTACCATCATAAACAAAAAAACCACCAGCTTCACCCATCCAATAAACTGCACCATTTACATATTTAATAGAATGTTGACCTATAGCACCGCAATTAGAACCAACTTGTCTTACAGAAAATATAAAAGGTGGACCAACAAATTGTATTACGTATGCGGCAGTATTTGTTAATACTAAAGTATAATCTTTACCTTTGACTGCTCCAACAATTTTTGTGCCCGAGTCTAATCTAAAAAAACCAGCAGTATTTACTGAGGTAGGTGCATAATCAGTAATATCTTCTTGGTCTGAAAATCTTATAAATAATTTATCTTGTGTATTAGGACTTCCGATGGTTGTCTCAGTTCCTAACATAAATAAATGTCTGTCTCTATCTGATACTAATGACATTACTGATGCAGTTGGAGCATTAGAGATAACAACAGCTCTTGTTGTTAATGCATTTGGATTTGAGTTAATAGGGTTCCATGAAAAAGATTTTCCATTTTTAATTGTTGCTATTAATTGTTCTCCAAAATTGTCTAATGACCAAGAGGCAGGATCTATTGATAAAGTTTGTGATAAAGAGGCTTGACCCCATGCAGTATAATATTCTACACCCGCACCATTTGAATGTGCAGATCTTGTTCCAGCTGCAGCTCGTGTAATTCCTGTTAAATCAGTGGTGGTCGTCCCTGTGTATGAGATGAATTCAGCACCAACTTTAATAGTTCCTGTTGATGGAAATCCAGTAGTTGACGCTAATGTGATGGATGTTCCTACTCCCCCTGTTCCCGCAGTGTCATCTAATAGTGCACCATTTAAAGTGCCAAACACTTGTTGGCCTCCACCCCACAAAGCAGTGCCCCAACCGAATCCATATGTTTGACTCAAAGCTCCAACTTTAACATAAGGGTTAACTTCAGCTGACCCACTTGCTGCTACAGTAGTTGCTGCGGCTGATGCCATGGTAATTGTAAAAGAATCACTATCTGGAACAGTGACTACTTGAAAAGTATTTGTTGTAAAATCAGAAGCTACATATCCAGCACCTGTTGGAGGTGTTACTGAAGTAAATGTAAATAAGTCTCCTGGTTCTAATGAATGTGCTGGTTTATTCACAGTAACAGTAGCTGAGGTATTTGCAGTTGTAAAAGTGCAACCAGTCAAAGCAGACTCTAAAGGAGTAATATCGTAAAAAGCTCCTTCGTAATAAATTACTAATAATTTATTTGTGCCAATTGCAGCATATCTTCTTCCATCTAAATCAGCCCAAATAAATTGTTCTCTAGCAGCACCAGCTAAACTATTATCTACAATTTGTTCCCAACCACCTATTTTTTCAGGTAAGCCATATCTAAATCTTACAAAATCACCATCTATCCACTGACCTTCAGCTCCAGAAGCAGTGACTTGTTTATTAAATCCAGGTTGTATTGAAACGTTTGTTAATGGCATATCAAATTATAACAGATAAATTACTTACCTTCAATTTCCTCTGATCCTAATGTTTCTTTATTTTTAAGTTCCTCATTAAAATTTATCTGCCATTCACTCACAATTTTAACTAAAACATTACCAATATGTCTTAGAGATTCTGCATCAAAATATAATTCTTTTTTTTCGTTTAAAATTTTTATTTCTTCGTCTGAAAAAATCCATTTACATGAACCGTCTTCCTTATTTTGTCTAAATTTCATTTTGGTACCCCCCAATATATTCTTTTATCTCTAAACTCACTTGCATTTTTACCATCCTTATCAACATAATGAAGAAAACATTGTGCGTACCAATCTCCTTCAAATTCTTCTCTCCAATGTTTTAAATCTTGCCCCAAATAAATAACTGCGTCACCTTCAGATAAATCGATTGGTTCTCCCTCTATGAATATAGGCCATTGAGTTCCGTCACTCCCTATATTAACTGTCACACTTATTTCACATGCGGGTCTGTCAGAATGTTTTTTTAAATCAGCAAACTTTGTATACATTCTCCAAAACGAATATGTAGGTAAAAGTTTTTTATTTGTCTCTTTTTCCATGATTGAAAGTTTTTTAAGTAACAGACTCTCCATTAATGGATCGGCATAATAATAAGTATCACCATTATTATTTTGTACAAAATCAAAACTATCAATATTAATTCTATGTTTAATTTCACAGTATCTATTTAAAAGATTTAACTCTTCTTTATTTAAAAAACCTTTTATTGTTTTATATTTGAAATCTTTACCTATTGTGCCCATGCTACAACTGAATATCTAATTCCCTTTTTTACTGGTTTTACTTTATGTGGATACAAAAAATTACTTGGCCACACAATCATTCTATTTGCTTTTTTTTCAATTGCAAATTCTTTAGTATAATTAGGTAAAGCAAACATTAATTCACCACCCTCATATTCTTCATTAATTAAAAAAATACAACTTATTGTTCTATGTATTGCATATCCAGAATCACAATGAAATTTATAATGGCCATCATTAACATATTTCAAAACTTGAATATCATGAAGAATGGTTTGTCCAGGATTAATCTGTGTATCTTGCTTATACCTTTCAATGTAGTTATTAAATTGAAATACCCATAATCCTGACCAATGTATATTTGTTAAGGATTTTTCGTGAGCACCATTATGTAATGGCCAAACTAAAGTTTTTCTATGAAATTGATCTACACCAGCTGATTTGTTTTTTTGGTAAATTTCTGCGTCTCTAAACTTTTCTTGATTATCACAGATTTTTTGAAAATTTTTTAATACGTCTTTTGGTAATATATTATCGTAAATTCTAATATAGTTATTTAATGAATGTAAATCATTAGAAGATGACATACAAATTTTTATACATCAATTATGGAATTTGTAAAGGATGTAAAAAAGTAATGGAATTGTCAACGCAATATTTTTCCCAAGTAGATTCAAGTGGATAAGTAATTGTAGAAGTATCAAATGAATTAAGGGTATTTAAATAAGTTTGAACTTGTGATTCCATAGCATTGCCATTATTATTATTTAACATTTGTTGACACTTATTTTTAACTTCGCTAATCCAAACATTCAAACTTTCTTGATCTGTATAACTAACGATTGGGTCATGATATGTAATATTATCCCCGTCTTTTTCTAGCCAATAGCCACCAAATCTTATTTTATTAAAATCATCATCAGTTGGAGTTGTTATAATACAATCATCTAAATTAACATTTAGAGAATTTTTGTCATTATCATTTGCTGCAATAGCAATTAATTGATTAAAATTATTAAATATAAATTGTCCCATAATTAAGCCTCGTATACTATTATTCCACCTGGATTTCCAGAGCCACCTGTACTTGTCATACTTCCTAGGCCTCCGTCACCAACTGTTTCATCATCTATGAGTGCATTTCTTGGTAAAGCTGGTACAGAGTTTCCAGTAACAGTTCCAGCTGCTCCGGGAGAACTACTTCCAAATCTATTTCCAAATCCAGGAGATCCTCCACCAGCATTTGCAGTACGAGAAAAAATTGCAGAAGCTTGACCAGCATTTCCAGCTTGACCACCATAGCTCGGTGCTCCACCATTTCCTCCAGCTCCAATATTGAAAGGGTATCCTGTACTTCCAGTTAAAGCACCAGTAAAAAATCCAAATCCTCCATCTCCGCCATTGCCACCCCTACCATTATTTCCAGGTTGAGGGCCACCCGCAGCTCCTCCACCACCTGCCCATAAAAATAATTGATAAGCAGATGCGTTTGCGCCAGACGTGTAAGTTCCAGAGGCAGGGCCTCTACTCCATGTTGTCAAAACATATCCTCCACCTCCAGCTGATCCAGTTGCAGCAGCAGTAATTCTACCTTGTGCATCAACAGTTATATCTGCAGTCGTGTAAGACCCAGCAGATACTGTTGTGTTAGCAAGTTGATCTGCACCAACGGCATCATCAGCAATTTTTGGTTGAGTAACAGCGTCATCATTAATTGTAGCAGTTATAACTGCATTGTTAGAAAGTTGTGCAGCACGAATTGCATCATCTGCAATTTTATCATTTGTAACAGCATCGTCTGCTATTTGTGCAGTACCGATAGTTCCTCCCAGAGTATCAAGAGAT